AAGGGTATTCCGGAAGATTATCGAAAAGACCTTATGAAGATCCTTCATTATGCTCTTATTGCTTTGTATGTACACGACAAAGAGCATAAAGATTTTACACTTAGTGCCGATAGTTATACTGATGAAGCTATTTACACAAGGCCCAATATGGTGTATAATAACTGTTCGATCGATAATGTTACACCTTATCAATGGAACGAAATGAATATTCAACATCTTAATGAACTTAAGGAAACTAAATAATGAACCTTTCTGACGATACCCTTTCCGTCCTCAAGAATTTCGCATCTATTAATTCTAACATTGTGTTTCGTACAGGTAACACAATTAAGACAATGGCCGAGGCTAAGAATGTACTCGCAACTGCTAACGTCGATGAGGTATTCCCAGATCAAGATTTTGGTATCTATGATCTGAACGAGTTCCTCGGCGTGGTGAACATGTTTGATGAACCAGAATTAAAGTTCTCTGACGATATGAACTCTGTCTCTATTACCGAAGACAAACGTTCCGTTAAGTACTTTTTCTCTGATCCTTCAATCCTAACCTCTCCTTCCAAGGACATCAACATGCCACCCGCCGAGGTTACCTTTACTCTCACCGGTGACGACCTTTCCACTCTGCGCAAAGCAGCATCAACATTAGGTGTAAGTGATGTGGTTGTCACCGGTGAGGATGGGGGTCAGACCGCAAAAATCATCGTAACTGATGTTAACGATTCAACCTCTAACTCATTCGAGCTAGAGATTCAGGATGTGTCTCGAAGCGCTGAGGCATTCAACTTCGTATTCAATATTGGTAATTTTAAGATTATCTCTGGCGATTACGATGTTGCTATCTCCAGCAAGCTAATCTCAAACTTCAAGAATAAGGATATGAATGTTGAGTATTGGATTGCTTTGGAGAAAAACTCCACATTCGGTGGATAAATAAAAACTCTATTGTCGACAAATAAACTAGGAGTAAATTATGTCTGAAGAGCAAGTGAACGATACTGCAGTAGAACAGGAGGCACCGCCTTCTCTGGGTATCAACGACTTGGCCGCAATGGTTCAAGTGATTGATGTGTGTTCCAAGCGAGGAGCATTTGAAGGAGCGGAACTAGAATCCGTCGGTCTTCTTCGCGGTCGTATCGTAAAATTCGTTGAAGCGAATAAGCCACCCGAGGAGGAAACTCCCGCTGAAGAAGCAGAAACTCCATCTGCTGAATAACAGAGAGGGGCTTAGGCCCCTTTCTTATCTAATCGTCTCCGTAGCACAACAGGATAGTGCAACAGCCTTCTAAGCTGTAGGTTGCAGGTTCGAGTCCTGCCGGGGACGCCAATATTATTTTATCATGGAGCGCTTGAATGTCTAAAGATTTCTTATGGGTTGAGAAGTATCGTCCTTCCAAAATCGAGGATGCTGTTCTACCATATTCACTAAAGAAAACATTTTCTGAGATTGTCGCAACTGGGCAACTTCCAAATATGTTGTTTAGCGGTTCAGCCGGTGTCGGTAAAACGACGGTTGCTAAAGCATTGTGTAATGAACTTGAACTTGACTACATTATCATCAACGGTTCAGAAGAAGGCAACATCGATACTCTTCGTGGAAAGATTAAACAGTTCGCCAGTACGATTAGTCTACAAGGTGGATACAAGGTAGTGATTCTCGACGAGGCTGATTACTTAAACCCTCAATCAACTCAGCCTGCTCTTCGTGCATTCATCGAGGAGTTCTCAAATAACTGCCGATTCATTCTCACTTGTAACTTTAAGAATCGAATTATCGAACCACTTCACTCTCGTTGTTCCGTCTACGAGTTTGCGATTCCTAATGATGAGAAACCAACAATCGCAGCAGACATGTATAAACGTGTGTTGCATATCCTAACCAAGGAGGGAGTTGAGTATGAGCAAAGAGTCTTGGCGGAACTCGTCAATCGTTACTTTCCTGATCACCGTCGTGTTATCAACGAGTGTCAGCGTTATTCTGTATCTGGGCGGATTGATGCTGGTATCCTCGTTAATCTAAGCGAAGAGAACATTAAGGTTCTTCTTACTTCGTTAAAGGAGAAAGACTTCAAAGGTATGCGTAAGTGGGTAGTCGATAACATGGATACCGAACCGCAAGCAATCTTTCGAAAGATCTATGATAACATGGTGGATTACCTTCAGCCGCAATCCATTCCTCAAGTCGTTCTTATTCTTGCTGACTATCAATACAAGAATGCCTTTGTTGCCGATCATGAACTTAATGTTGTTGCGTGTATGACAGAGATCATGGCTTCCGCTGAATGGAAATAAGATGTGGAGAATATGGGCAAAGGCACTAGGATCAAAAGCATCTGATGATAATAAGGATGCCGATAAGGTTGCTCTTGTTAGAACAGCACTTATTGTTTTTGAGATCATTGTAGGTATCTTTATCATACTCAATGCGATCGCTAATCATGGAATAGGACTAATCATATAATGAACCCTTTTGAATATCTGAACTCTATTAACTACTCTAAGAAAGATATCATGGTTGATGATGCAACTGAAAAGTCTTATAACGGCTTTATGGTTAATCGTAGTCTTTCTTACTTTAATGATACCGCTTTACTTGCTAATGAAATGAATCGGTATCACCACCTAGACTCTCGTCTTCAATTTGATTTTTTGATAAATACTATAAGGAAACGTAAACGGTTTAGCAAATGGGTTAAACCAAACGAGTCCGAAAGTGTTGAAGTCGTCAAAGAATATTATGGCTATAGCAATGAAAAGGCTCGCCAAGCTTTGTCTCTTCTAAGTAATGATCAAATTGATGAATTGAAATTAAGGGTCTACAAAGGTGGAAGAAAATAACAATCCAATTGAGTGGACTCCAGCTATGATGCTGGAGGTAACGCTCAACGAGCCTGATGACTTTTTGAAGGTACGAGAAACTCTAACTCGTATTGGAGTCGCATCTCGTAAAGAAAACAAATTGTATCAATCGTGCCATATCTTGCACAAACAAGGAAGATACTTTATCGTTCACTTCAAGGAGCTATTCCTTCTTGACGGTAAACCATCTAACTTAATTGAAAACGATGTTCAAAGAAGAAACACGATTGCTACATTACTAAGTGACTGGGGTCTAATTACTCCAGTGAATGCTGAGGAAGCAAAGAACACTGCCCCATTGCGTCAGATTAAAATTATATCCTTTAAGGATAAGGATCAATGGGAACTTTGCCCAAAGTACAACATCGGAAATACTAAGTAACGTGTATAAATAACTATGGATGCCGGATGGTCCGGGTCCATTATTAATCTTGCTTTAATCAAAGGAGATACCTATGACAGGCGTAAAACAACTTTTTCCACGTGCATCTTTTGTTGGTTTCGACCACCTCTTCGAAGAACTTGATCGAGTAGCGCGACATGCTAACGATCATTATCCTCCACACAACATTGTTAAAGTCAATAAGGATAATTACCTTATTGAGCTTGCTGTTGCTGGTTTCTCAGAAGATGAACTGGAGATAGAAGTTAATGATAGAACTTTGACCGTAAAAGGCGATCATAAGAATCGTGGTCGTGAGTATATTCACAAAGGCATTTCTGCTAAAAAGTTTCATCGTACCTTTAGGCTGTCTGAGTACGTAGAAGTACAAGGAGCTAACTATTCGGATGGAATCCTTGCTGTTTCATTGAAGGTAGTACTTCCCGAAGAAAAGCGTCCCCGTAAGATTTCAATTAATTCTGACGAGGGACTAACACATGACACCACAGAACAACGCTTCCTTACTGAGGAAGATAACTAACTTCTTCGTTCAAATCTTTGATTCGATCGTAGAAGCTCGTCGCAAACAAGCGGCGATGGAAACGGCACATCATCTAAAATCACATCATAGCGATTTTAGACATATGTCCGTAATTGACATCTATCATCGTATTACGAGTGATGTCACACCGGAGCGTAAGTAGTTCCAATTAGGAATCTTTGTTATGATACTATTGATTACCTTTGGAAATGCTTATGCAAGACACAAGTCTATATTAGACACATACACACACAGGAGAGACAATTATGTCCAACAAAAATCCATTTGAAATTCGTGCAGAAATGCTTGCTATGGCCAAAGACTATATGGACCAAGCATGGCATATGAATGTTGAGTTTACTCGTCAACTTGTCGAGCAAAACAAAGCAACTGCCGAGGAAATGCAAAAAGCTCTTACTCCATACTCAATGGATGAGCTGATGCATAAAGCTAAAGAAATGTATTCATTCGTATCAACTAAGGACTGATATTATGTGGCCTTACACGAACGAAGAATACGAAGAATTCTTTAGCTAATCAATCATGGGGCCGGCATCCGTCGGCCCTTTCCCTCTTTAAGGAAACTATATTATGTCTAATATCAAAATCGTACGAATCACTACAGGCGAAGAACTTATCTGTAGTGTAACTGAATCGGACTCAGGCAAATACACCTTTAAGGATGTTGCAATCCTAATCCCAACTGAAGCAAACCAACTCGGCCTTGCACCATTCATGGCTTACTCCAATGCAAGCGATGGAATCAAAATGAACAACGATTACATCATGTTTATGGTCGATCCTGTTGAGGGTCTCCTCAATCAATACAAAAACATGTTTGGCAAGGTGATCACTCCAGAGAAAAAAATTATCCTTTGATGGTTTACATTCCCTCAATTTTGTTGTATAATGGTTCTATTGATGATGGAGGTAACCCTTGGATTTTTACACTAGTATCAACCGATACGGAAACCAACTGCTTTACTGCGGTTATGAAAATGGCAAACGCGTGTCTCGAAAGATTCCGTTTGCGCCTACACTCTACCTTCCCACAACAAAAAATACTGGATATGCTTCGATCGACGGAACTCCTTTACAGCCTCGTCTTCTCGATAGCATGCGTGAAGCCAAAGACTTTATTGCGACCTACAAGGATGTAGATAACTTTAAGGTCTATGGTAATACCAACTATGTAAGTCAATACATTCAAGAAAAGTTTCCTGATGACATCGAGTTCGATCGTGATGCAATTAATGTAACAACGATCGATATTGAGGTTGCTTCTGATGATGGGTTTCCATTTCCTGAAGAAGCAAATCACTCAGTTATCTCAATCACTGTTAAGAACAACATTGACAATACGTATTACGTCTGGGGTCTTTACGATTATGACGTAAGCAAATCATACATGAAGAACAACCGCGTCATTTATAAAAAGTGTGATGACGAGGTCAAACTCCTTCTTGCCTTCCTTGATCACTGGAGCAGTCCAACACACTGTCCAGATGTTGTCACTGGTTGGAACACTCGCCTGTTTGATATTCCTTATCTTGTCAATCGCATCACTAAGATCATGGGCGAGGATATGACAAAGAAGTTATCTCCTTGGGGAATAGTTCAATACCGTAAGATCGCCGTGAAAGGTAAGGAGCTTGACACGTATGAAATGTACGGTCTATCACAGCTTGATTACTTTGATCTATTTCAAAAGTTTGCGTATTCATACGGTGCTCAAGAATCGTATAAACTTGATCATATTGCTCATGTCGTCCTAGGAGAGAAAAAGTTATCCTACGACGAGTACAGCTCGCTTCATTCCTTATATAAAAACGATTTTCAAAAGTTCATTGATTACAACATCAAGGACGTAGAACTAGTTGATCGTCTTGAGGATAAGATGGGTCTTATTACTCTTGCAATGACAATGGCCTTTCGTGCTGGTGTTAACTTCAATGATACGTTTGGCACAACGATGATCTGGGATACGATCATCTATCGAGATCTCGCAAAGAACAACATCGTACCTCCTCCCAACGAAGAAAAGATGAAGGCGGACTATCCTGGCGGTTACGTTAAGGAACCACATGTTGGCTTACATGAGTGGGTATGTTCATTCGATCTAAACTCGCTTTATCCTAACATCATTGTTCAGTGGAACATGAGTCCTGAAACATTACATCACGAGTTGGTACACGGTGTTGATGTTGACACTTGCCTAGGTGGTCAAAATAATTTACCACATACGACGGATGTTACTCTTGCCGCAAACGGCGCAACCTTTCGTCGTGATAAACAAGGTGTGATTCCAAAAATCATTGTTAGTTACTATGATGAACGTGTATTGATTAAACGTAAAATGCTTGAGGCAAAACAACAACTCGAGCAAGTTGATCGAACGAACAAACAAGAAGTGTATCGAATTGAGCGTGATATTGCTCGATATGAAAACCAACAAATGTCAATTAAGATTCTTATGAACTCTTTGTATGGTGCTTTGGGTAATCGTTACTTCCGATACTTTGATCTTCGTATCGCTGAGGCAAACTCGCTTTATGTTAACTTTGGTCCTATGGTCGATAAGTTTGAACCAAAGAATCCTGTCTCATTTCTTGACACGGTCTGTAATGATGAGTTCGAAAAGGTTTTAGCTTCAGCTTACTCGGAACTGTATGATCGCTTTAATTGCTATGCATCTCGCATGGAGATGGGTCGTGAGGTTATTGCTGATCGTGGCATTTGGACAGCTAAGAAACGCTACATCTTAAATGTACATAACAACGAGGGTGTACAATACTCTGAGCCTAAACTCAAGATCATGGGTATTGAGGCAATTAAGTCGTCAACACCATCAGCGTGTCGTGATGCTCTTAAAGAATTGTTCAAGGTGATTGTTTCTGGTTCTGAAGTCAAGACTCAAAAAGCAATCAAACAATTCAAGGATTACTTTGCGACTCTACCACCTGAGCAAGTTGCTTTTCCACGAGGCGTATCTGATGTCGAAAAGTGGAAGGACAACAAAATGGTCTATAAGAAAGGCTGTCCAATTCACGTCAGAGGATCTCTGTTATATAATGCAGCAGTCAAGGACAAAGGCCTTGATAAAAAATACACTCTGATTCAGAATGGTGAAAAGATCAAATTCTGTTATATGAAGGTACCTAATCCAATCAGAGAAAACGTTATTTCCTTTCCTGATTACCTTCCACCTGAACTTCAGCTGAATAAGTATATTGACTATGATCTACAATTTGAGAAAACATTTCTTGATCCAATCAAACCAATTCTTGATGCGGTTGGTTGGAATCCAGAAGAAACCCAAACGCTAGAAGATTTCTTTGCGTAGTTTACATACACATAGGAGTGTGATATAATGGATAATAATCAAGAGCTACTAACGATTCTGATGGAGGAGTGCGCCGAGGTTACTGTTGAGGCATCTAAGATTATTCGATTTGAACCTAGTCGATATGATAACCTTACGTCAGAACTTGGAGACTTATACTGTATGATTGAATTGCTCTGTGAAGCAGGTCATACCGACTGGCAACAGATTACAATGTGCGCCGAAGCAAAACGTGAAAAATTGAAAAAGTGGAGTAACTTAAATGTCTAAAGACTGGTCGAAAGATATTACCAATATGCACTTTAACTATGGTGTAAAGAATTGGGTAAGGGATAATAAGCATGACAAAGAAATGATGATGCAGTATTTAGCCTTTCGTTTGGATTTCATTGAGGAGGAGTACAAAGAAACGCTTAAGGCGGTTTACTCTGACAAGGATCCAGAAGAAGTTGTTGATGGTCTAATTGATATGATCGTTGTCGCTCTGGGCACGCTTGATGCCTTTGGTGTTGATGCGCATAAGGCCTGGGATGAGGTACATCGTGCGAATTCATCTAAGGTACCTGGAGTTAAACCTGAACGGCCGAATCCTTTAGGTTTGCCTGATCTTATTAAACCAGAAGGCTGGGTTGCGCCGTCACACGAAGGTAATCATGGAATACTCGCTGACGTTATTCAAAACGATATTTGATAACAAAACAGATAAGAGAATGGACTTCTCAAGCTGGGAACAGTTTGAGAACCTTCTTTATGGTCTATCCGCAATTGAAAGAAAGGGTAAGAAAGATGCTCAACTTATATCTCCAGCTGTGTATAAAACTGGGACTACACGATCCAATAAAGCTGTTCTTAGTTGGGCAGGGTGGGCTGCTATTGATGTTGATGATCATTCTTTTAATGGAAATCTAAAGGATGAACTTTTTGATAGGTACGGTGATTATTATTACGTGTGCTACAGTACTGCGAGTAGTACTCACGATTATCCAAAGTTTCGCCTTGTCTTCCCACTTAAGGCACAGGTTGGACAACAAAAGATCCGTCACTTTTGGTACGCACTCAATACAGAGCTCGGATCAATCGGAGATAAGCAGACTAAAGACTTATCTCGAATGTATTACATCCCTGCAAATTATGCTAACGCTAACAACTTTATTTTTAGTAATACTAGTGGTCAATGGATTGATCCTGATGCTTTGATGAGTAAGCATCCAATGGTAGAGAAGCAAGGAAACAGCTTTCTTGACAGACTACCAGAGGATATGCAAAAACACATCATTGAACATCGTAAGTCAAAACTTAAAAACACTAATGTTCAATGGTCTGGTTATAACGATTGCCCATTCGTAAACAAAAAAATCGTTAGTGAGTACAAAGGAATCACTGGAACTGGTTGGTATCACACGATGTATCGCTTGATGGTCTCAATCGCAGCAAACGCAATTCGTCAAGAGTATCCTATTACCGCTCATGAAATCGCAGTCTTATGTCGTGAACTTGATACCGAAACCGGTGGTTGGTACGGCAAAAGATCGTTTGAGATGGAGGCTGATCGTGCGATCGAATTCGTCTATAAAAATATTTGAAAAAATATGCATTTGGCTATTTACATCCTTCGAGTTCTATAGTATAATTGTACTATCAAATGGAAGGAGAACTACTGATGTTTACTCAAAAAGTACTTGATACTGCTACGCAATATAGGGTGTAATTTTTATAAACATTGTCTTACAATATCAAATAACAACTAGACATAAGAAAGGAGACAACATGCGTAAATGTAAATGTGAAGAGTGTGGTGTAGATTTTAAAACCACTGGATATAAAAAATCGAAATACTGCTCCAGCACTTGTAGGTCTAAGAGTTGGTCTAGAAAAAATAAAAGTAAGGTTAAAAAACATAGATCAGATTATTATAAGAAAAAACACACCCACTGCCCCTGCTACCCTATAAAATGTCCTGTTTGTGAAACTTTTGCTGTAAAAAGAAATTCAAAAGGTAAGTACTGTTCTCAAGAATGTATGGTTAAGTCTAACAGTGGCGGGAAGAGGTTAAATAAAACCAACTGCTTAAAGTGTGGGAAATCTCTAGAGGGTATGTCTATAAAAGCAAAATACTGTTCAAAAAAATGTTCCAGAAAACCTAAACCTAAGAAAACACTGGAAAAAAAGCAGTGCAAATGGTGCCAGAAAGAGTATCAGCCTAAGCGTTCTAATTCTAGATTCTGCTCTAAAAATTGTGGAAGATATCACCACAGGGCTAATAATCCAGAAACTGAACAAGCAAAAAAGATTCGCAAAGCTATAAAAACTCTTAGAAAACGTAAATGTACTCAAGCTAAGTTATCAACGGTTTCTTGGTCAGAAATACATAAGATTAACGATGATAAACCAGAAAGCTACCATCTAGACCACATAATCCCCTTAAACCACGAAAAGGTCTGTGGGCTGCACGTTCCTTGGAATTTCCAGTATTTAACTCCAGAAGAGAATAGTTTCAAGTCTAACAAGTTTGACGGGACTTATGATAATAGTTCATGGAAAGAGGAATTTGTCGCCTCTGAGTAGACATTTTTAGCTTCTGGTAAACCTATGAGCGTAGCGATTACTTAAAGCGGTATCACCCTAATAAAAACCCCACAACCTGTTGAATATCCGAGTCATCAATTGTCGCCACTGTAAACTTCTCCCCAAACTCATCTGTAAAGGTTATAATAACCTTACCACTTCTTTTGACGAGTGTAAAGACCC